GTCAAGATCTCCGCACAGCACATTGTATTTGATCTCAAGCGAATTGTGAACATTTGGAATTGGGACTACACCGGAATTACCGGAGATGACTTGGCAGCGGGCATACTGACCGACACCGGTTTTTCAGCAGATTTTACAGCCGGCACTGCAACCAAAAAATTCTCTGCGCCTGCAACGAACTGTAAAAGCAGGTACGACATGCTGCTGGGTGAAGAAGATAGCTTACTCAAGCTGTGGGGCTGTGAATGGCTGCCGGATAACTACACCATTCACATACCCAAGCAGCTCGGCACAGATCGCGGCGTTGTTCTCAGAAATGGGATCAATGCAGCTGGCGTGGACTTCACGGTCAACACAAACGATGTGGTCACCAGCATTTTTGCAGTAACATCCAACGGTTACTACGACGCGAACGGAGTAATGGTAAAAAGTCCGAAAATAGACCAGTATGCAACGCAACATGAAGCTGCAAAAAGCTATAATGTGAGTACGCAGTACACGCCGCAGACATTTACTATTATTAAGAATAAAATCGTAACAACAGTAAAAAGTGGTGATAAGTACAAACTGGCGTATGTCGATCAAAAGGGTGCTTATGTTGGCAAGGCATTACTGAGCAACCCGAGCCAGTTTATGTTTTCATGCCGATATAGCGAGGAGTACCCATTTTATTGTATCTTCGCAACACCGGATTGGTCTACCATCACGCCGGCCAATGTGCCCAGCGGCACGGTGTTTCCTCAGCCTCGGCCGCCGTTCCGGGATGGATGGAAAAACAGGAACAACATATCTTTTCCAAATGCAACGAAAAAGAGGTATATATACTTCAACCTGCCGAGAAACAACGGTGGACGGGATCCATTTAAGCATTCGCTTTTGAAAAAAACAAACAATGACGCGAAGATCGTCGGGTACGAAGGAGCGATTGAAGAAGCGCAGCGCCTGGCAGCATTGGAGTTTAGCAGAGACCGAATAGATGAGCCACAGATCAATGTGTCGGTAGACTATTTGGATCTACGCAAAGATCCGGCGTACAGTGCGTTTGAGCAGCTGGAGGAGATCAGCTTAGGCGACACCATCACAGTCCAACTGAAAACCGGACTGTCGGCCAAAGCAAGAGTGATCAAATTGGGATATGACTGCGTTAAGCACCAGCTTACCAGTTGTGAAATAGGCTCATTCAAGCGGAATTATTGGCGCCGTGTGACACAGCGGAGCTACAAGGCACTGCAGGGCATACAGCAGGTAAGCCGTGAGGTATTAACAGCAGAGCAGACCATTGACTTGATCGATCAGTACACAGAGGAGGACGCAAGCGAATGACAACATTACAGGAAATATTCATTGACATTAACGGTGCAAACCGTTATGTGACTGTGAGCGCTAAAGCAGAAGATGACGCCGGGCGCGTTGTGCTGATCAACCTCCTGGACAACGGTGCTCTGTATGCGCTACCGGCAGACGCAGAAGCCAGGGCGGTCATGATCCGACCAAATGGTACAAAAGCACTGATCACCGCCCAAGTGATTGATGGCAAAGTCCAGCTGACGATGAAGAGCAGCATGCTCATTTTGGGAACCAGCCAAGTAGAAATCCTGCTGTCCACTACGGACGGCAAGGTCATTACAACGGCAAAATTCGATGTTAAAGTGCACGGCGCCCAGAGCACTGCCGGTATGGAACAAAGCGACGACTGGTCCGCCCTCCGGGACGCACTGTCCAAGCTGTCCCAAGTGCCGGCTGCCGAAGATGTAGCAACGCTCAAGGCGGCTGTAGCGCTTGTCAATGGACGGCTGCACAAACAGGCGCAAACCACACACATCCAGGCGGTCCTTGCCGCAAAATTCACACCGACGGCTGAGGGAACATACGAGGCGCCGGTGTACCTAAGCCTTACATCGGCGGCGCGCCAATACGGCACAGCGCTCACGCTGTCCTCCGGCGGCGTCAAAATAGGTAAAGGCATAAGCAAAGTGAGGATCACAGGGCAGGCGTATATGTATGAGTCCACCGATCTAACGAGCTGTGAAATGGACTTGTACATAGTCAAGGCAGACGGCACGGCAAAACGCATTGAGCGGTGTATACGCACAAGATCCGCTAAGTATGAGACCTACATCACAGGGCCAATCGTTACAGCAGTCAGCGAGGGTGACATTATCAAACTGGCATACATCGGCAAGCCAGACACCTCATTCATCAACTATAACGACGGCACCATGCTGAATGTGACTGTTGAAGAGTGGGATCTGTCCACGGCAGCGGGCGCAGATCTATCCGCAGATGATGTGCTACTTAACAAATGGCACACCGGCACCGCCATTGATGGTGCAGCGGGCAGTGAAACAACCTACCCGGCTTCCGGGATCAGCTCCGCATTCATCGGCGACCTGTATCTCAACCTGAGTACCGGCACGGTGTACCAATGTACAACCACCGGTACGGCGGAAAAAGCCACCTGGAAGTATATGACGGTGCTATCCAATGTAGGCGACGGAACCGTGCAGGCAAAGCACCTGGCAGAGGGTGCGGCGCTTGGGAACATCGGCCTGAATTCAATTACGAGCGCCAAAATAGCAGACAGGGCAATCACGAGTGCCAAAATCGGCTACGGCGCAGTGGAGCAAGATAACATCAAGGAAGGAGCGGTGACAACACTGAAGATCGGCAGCAAGGCGCTCAAAGCCTGGCACTTCTCCGATAGTATCATCGGAAAAGGTCTGCTGACTGACGCCCTGGCCAAGGAGATCACAGCCGCCACGACGGGCCTTGCCGAGGTGAAAGAGGAGTTGGCAGGCGCAGGCGAAACATGGGAGCCTGTGTTTTCCAAGGCCTTTGACGCTGACACTGCAGCGAACCAAAGATGGGACTTAGCTAAGCCCTGTAAGAAGATAAGGCTGCGTATGGCTGTGGCCGGGAGCGTTGCAAATTCCGCCGCAGGCGATCAGACGGTGTACATGAACTCATACACAAGTAAGTGTTTTTTGCCTAACGCTTTCCGGTACGAGACGGCCACGACCAAGGGTGCATTTGTTGTTGCAGAAATTGAGATCGCCGAAGATATGGTGCGGGTGCTGGTCAACAAGGGTAACATATCCAGCGGTTTTAATGCAGCCAACTTAATGACTGGTGGCGCTATCTGGGCCGCAAGTGGGGTCACATTTAACATCTTCAAAGATGTTGAGGGCCACGGCGCGATCAAAGCGCTGTCGTTCCCGACCAACGGCAAGACGATCGGAGCGGGCACTCAGATCGAGATATTGGGGGTGGCAAAATGAATGTAGAGACAGAAAGTCGCATTGCATTTCTTAAGGCTGAGCTGGCGGAAACAGACTACCTGTGTTTGAAGTACACGGACGGAGCCTTGTCCGAGGATGAGTACGCACCGATCCGCCGGCAGCGGGCAGCATACCGGGCAGAGATCAACGCCCTGCAAGGGGGTGAGACCGATGTATGACGCATTTCTCACCGCCGCCCTGACTGCTGCCGTGTCAACGGTGGTAGGCAGTGCCGTGTCTGCCGTTATCGCTTCATTGATTGCAAAGAAAAAAAGCAAGAAAGCAATGGACGAAGTCACCACAGCCCGGTACATAGCCATTGAAAACGGCTTGCAATCCATATTGCGTGCAGAGATCATACGGCAGCACGAAAAGCATACCGAGCGGCACTACTGCCCCCTCTATGCAAAAGAAGCAATGGTCAAGGTGTACGACGCATACCATGCCCTGGGCGGCAATGGTATGATGACCAGATTTTATAATGAGATTATCGCGCTCCCGGAGGAGCCGCAACAAAAGGAGGACTAAAAAATGAAAGTAACAGCAGGAACAATCGCAAGAACCGTCGTGTTGGCGGTATCTCTGCTGAATGTATTGCTCAATGCCTTTGGCAAGAACCCCTTGCCGTTCAGTGACGATGAGGTGTACACAGCTGTGTCAACGGTGGTGGCCGTGGTGGCTTCCCTGGTTGCCTGGTGGAAGAACAACAGCTTTACCACGGCTGCACTAAAGGCGGACGAAACCCTGACGCTGGAACGGACGGAGACGACAGAGAGCGAGGCGGTAAACAATGAGTAAGCTGTATTACTGCCGGCAGACCACCGAAAAGTGCAAATCTATCAGATACCCCAGCAAATCCCACCCCTACAAATACGGAAACAGCGGCTGTATCTACACCAGCGGGTGCGGGGTGTGCGCCAGCCTAATGGTACTGCACAACTTTGGCTTTACCGGCTTAGACACAGCGGCTTGGACGCAGAAGTGCCTGCTGATGGGCGCACGGTCCGCAGACGGCACAAACATGAATACGGTGGCTGCATACCTGGAAAAGCATTATTCCATTGTGAGTAAGCGAGCCAAGTCTGTTGCTGATCTGAAAGCCCACCTGAAAGCCGGTGGCAAGGCCATTGTATGCGTCAGCGGTGGCGGCAAGAAGCTGTTCTCAAACGGCGGCCACTATATCTATATTGGTGGAATTGACAAGTCCGGCAACATGATCGTGCTGGATCCGTACTGGTATGATGGCAAGTTTACCATGACTGCCAACCGGCGAAAATACACCAAGGTGAAGAACGCCAGGGAAGTGTATGTACAGCCTGCCGCCCTTGCGTCTGACATCAGCGGTATTTGGCTGTTCACGAACGCAAAGGGAGCCAAAACTGTCTATGCGGCAAGCGATGTGAACTACCGCAGGGCAACACCCAAGGCGCCTACCGTAAAGCCGGGCACATACATCACCACGGCGGTGCGGGGAATCTACAAGGGCGCAGGTGCCGCCACAGGCCGCAAAAAGGTCAAAGACCTGACCACGGACGGCCGGCGACACGCTACCAGTAGCAAGTCAAAAGCAGACGCTATGTTTCGGGCAGGCACCACCATCACCGTGCTGGAGACAAAGCGGCTCAGCACCGGCAACCTATGGGCGCGCTGCCCATCCGGCTGGCTGTGTGTATGGGAAAAAGACGGAAACAAGAAGTTTGTTAAATAAAGGAGATCAAAATGGCAGAAGCAAAGAAACCCGCCACTAAGGCGGCCAAAAAGGACAAGGCATTCCAGATCAAGGTGGTGTTCCAAGGATCCGTCAGGGTCCACAGCCGCCCGATCTTGGGAGACGAGGATGTGCTCCGGCTGGTCAAGACAGGCGAAGTGCTAACGGCAAGGGCTGTTGACAGAAGCACGGCCACGCCGTTCTACGAACTGGTGGACGGTGGCTATATTGCCGCAGATCCGGCACTTGTAGTCAAAGCATAAGACATAAGAAAAGAGACCCGGCAGGGAGTGATCCCACCGGGTCTTTGCTATTAAATTTTGTTTTCGTGTTCCAATTTGTAAGCCATTAAATCAATGACATACTGCGGACAAGGATTATCACCATAAATCCAAGCCTGCATAGTGCGCGGCGGCACGCCAAAGAAACTGCCAAAACTACTCATCGGCATACCGCTGGCGTCAAATAGTTCACTGACGCTATCAAAAGAACCAGGAGACACAGTCAAACGGTTTTGACGGATCGCATAAGCAAGGAGCTGTCCCAAGGTCATTGCTTCCATCCATTCGTCGTCTGCCAGTTGAATGCGCTTTTCCTCGTCCTTATCAAGGGCGTAGTCAAACACAATCTTGACCCCGGCCTTTACCCTGCAAGCAACGCTTACTTTTTTGGCCCGGCGCAGGTGCAGTATATCCTCCCGCACATCCTGGATCAGATCAGTACATTCAAAGGACACCTGCTGCCCCATGTCGTTCAGAATTGCCATGTTATCCTCCTTATGATACAGCGCCATCTGTTGGTGCGTTATTTGTTTGCGGCCTGTTCCAACTTGAATAACAATTCGTCAATGGTAACAAGTTTTTTCACATCGGCGTTGCCGTCCAACTGAATAATGCAGCCCATCTCTCCAGCACGGTAAACACGGATATGATCCGCAGAAGCGCTGAAAGTCAGCTCACGGTCATCATAAATGTTGATCCAATGCTCCAGGTCGAGAACAAGATAGTAATGATCAGGGATGGCAGTGTCGCCGTCTACGACATATGCCATATATTCATCGTCCTGGCCAAAGTCGAGAGCAGATACAGTGCTGCCGCTGCGTACAGTTAAAGAGGCAATGTCGCTTCCGCCGATATATTTCTTTGTAAAATCCTTGTAGTTTTTCATAACTTCTCCTTTATTTGTGCTTGTAATTTTCAATTTGTTGTGATATACTGATCGTAGATGGCGGGTCGCCGCCCGCCATCTACTTTTTTCTTTAGAAGCGCAGAGCTTCTAAAATGCTGATGGCGTCGTCCAGGCTCTTGCATTTTTTCAAGATCTGGACGACAAGTTCGATGAATTGATTAAACTGTCGATCCGTCATTTTAGATACCGTCCTTTCTCAGTATTCGTGAGATCCGCTTTCCGTCTCTCACTGTCTATAGTATATCACATATAATGTGACAAGTCGATAGAAAATTGCAAAAAAAATAAAAAAATTAGCCGGGCAGGTAACTGTCCGGCTTTTTTTGTGATGTGCTTTTGGTGAAAGGTATTGACAAGCACTGCCTCCTTGTAGTATAACGAAAAATAAAGGAGGAATGAAGAATGATTGTGGAAGATACTAAGGATTTGGTTGAAACTGCGGACTATGTGATCATCGAAGCTATTTTAGTGGATGATGGACTGCGTTACAAACAACTTTCTGTTGGCATTAAAGCCAAAAATGGTGACATTATCCGCATAATTCCAATATCAACAATGCTGATGTAA